TATGCAAGTAACATCTAACGCTAATCAATCATTCCCTATGTTGGAATACTTAGATAGCGTACAAGCTAAACGTACAGGCATTAGTGATTCACAGCAAGGCCTTGACCCTAACATGATGCAGAATGTAACAGCTACTGCAGTGTCAGCCATGACTACCGCATCGCAAGGTAAGCTAGAACTTATAGCACGTATCTTTGCTGATACAGGAGTTACTTCACTCTTTAGAGGCATACTGCATTTAGTATGTAAGTATCAACCTAAAGCTCGCATTATTAAAGTGCGTGGTGACTATGTACCGTTTGACCCAAGAGAATGGAATACTGAATACAATGTATCCGTTAATGTTGGGCTTGGTACTGGTAACAAACAAGAGCAACTAGCAACAATGCAAATGATTCTTGCTAAACAAGAAGAGGTTATACAGCAATACGGCCTTAACAATCCATTGGTAAACTTAAAACAATACCGTGACACATTAGCTAAGTTTATTAATATGGCTGGCTTTAAAGATGACTCTGCATTCTTACTAGACATCACTGAAGAGCAAGCTGCTCAACTAGCAAAACAAGCAGCTGAAGCCCCAGAAAAAGAAGATCCTAATACTAAGGCTGCTAAGGTTCTTGCTGAAGTAGAAAGAGAAAAAGCTCAGATGAAGATGCAAGAGCAAATGGCTAAGTTAGAGCTAGAGAAACAACAGATGGAATTAAAAGCTCAAAAAGAAATGCTAGAACTACAACAACAACGTATGCAGTTTGAAAAAGAAATGGCGTTGAAAGAATTAGAGCTAGCACAAAAAGCATCTAATGATGATAAGAAAACTAACATTAATCAATCTAAAGAGTTAATAAACGCATTAGATAAAATACAAAACCTTTCACAACGAGGTGTGTAGATGACTTTATCGGAAGCAATGCAAAACATACTGGGAAGCACTGAGTTCCAAGAAGTTATGAAAGAAATGAAAGACTCTCAAATGCAAATGATTATGTACTCAGGCGATGACGAATCTGAGTTAAGAGAGTACGCATACCAACGCATAAGATCCATTAACGAAATTATGTCTAATCTTGAATCTATCGCACAAACAGGCCAGATAAAAGATAAGGCATGGAAAATATTATAGGCATTTGCCTACTAATCGGTAACCTCCCGTAGAGGAATAAAAGGTAATACAAATGAGTGATGAAACCATGACTCCCCAAGAGGGAAGTGGAGAACTAACTGTAAGAGATGCAGCTAACCAATGGGAAGGCTTTTTGACATCAGGTGAGGACTCCAACGAGCAACCAGAAGCTGTTGAAACAGAAGCAGTAGAACAGGTAAGCGAGGAAGCAGAAGACAATACAGATTACGAGGAAGCTGTTGAAGCAACCGAAGATGAAGTAGAGGAATATGCAGACTCTGAAGATGATGAAACTGAAGTTGAAGAAGAGGAGCAACCACAGACTTTCCGTGTAAAAGCGGCAGGTGAAGAAAAGGATGTTACCCTTGATGAATTAATGCAGGGTTATCAACTTGGTGCAGACTATACGAAAAAGACTCAGGAAGTATCTGAGGCTCGCAAAGCAATAGAAGCAGAAGCTAAAGCTATTGTTGAAGCTAAACAAGTTAGAGATACATACGCTCAACGGCTACAAGCTATTGAACAATTCCTTACACAAGGAGATAGTCAAGAAGATTTAGCTGTTATGAAAGAGAACGACCCGATAGGATACGCAGTTAAGGTCGCAGAAATGACCGAAAAAAAAGATCAACTAAGTTTAGTAAAAGCTGAACAGGACCGCATTGCTAGAGAGCAACAAGCGGATTACCATGAGGCCATGAAAAATCAAGTTGCTCAAGAATCACAAAAATTAGCAGCAGTCCTTCCAGAGTTTTCAGACAAAGTCAAAGGCGAACAAATCAGAAATGAAATTCGCAATTATGGCAAATCAGTGGGATTCACAGATGATGAGTTATCTCAAGTCTATGACTCACGACACGTCCTTGTACTGCATAAAGCAGCCATGTACGACAAGCTACAGAAATCTAAACCCGGTGTTAAGAAGAAAGTAGCTAACGCTCCTAAGATGGTTAAGTCTGGGACAAAAGTTAAGCAAGGCAACAATGATGTACAAAGGCGACAAAAACAACAGCTTAAAGGCTCAGGCAAAGTGCGTGATGCTGCTAAGTTATTTGAAAACTTTATTTAAGGAAATTTAAACAATGGCAACTTATCAAACCTACCAATCAGTTGGTAACAGGGAAGACCTCACAGATATGATTTATGATATCTCCCCTACAGAAACACCTTTTATGTCATCTATTGGCAAAACTAAAGCAACAGCAGTTCTCCATGAATGGCAAACAGATAGTCTTGCAAACGCTACTACAGCTAACGCTGCAGTTGAGGGTGCGGATGCTTCATCTGCTACACTAGCTCCTACAACAAGAGTTGGTAACAGAACGCAAATCTCACAAAAAACTATTCAAATCTCTGGTTCAGAAGAAACAATTGACAAAGCTGGTCGTAAGTCAGAAAAGGCTTATCAACTTGCTAAGGCATCTTCAGAACTAAAACGTGATATGGAAAAAATCATGTTGTCTAACCAAGCTGCTTCAGCTGGTGATTCATCAACAGCACGTACACTTGGTTCACTACAAGCATGGTTAAACACTAACTATGTTGGTTCAGGTACTGCTGGTTCACTAGGTACTACAGCTCGTGTATCTGGTACAGATGCAGCTTTCACAGAAGCTATGTTAAAGTCTGCGGTTAAATCAGCATTTACTAACGGTGGTAACCCAACCGTGCTAATGGTTTCTCCAACACAAAAACAAGTAGTTTCTACTTTTGCAGGTATTGCAGAGCAACGCTATGCAGCTCCAGCTAACAAGCAAACTACTATCGTTGGTGCAGCTGACGTATATCTATCAGACTTCGGTACACTATCTGTTGTTCCTAACAGATTTACTACTGCTGATACAGACGACGGTGGCGAACAAGCATTTGTACTTGATCCTGAGTACGCTGCTACTGCTTTCCTACGTCCTTTCCAAACTAATGAACTAGCTAAAACAGGTGACTCTGAGAAGACTCAGCTTTTAGTTGAATACACATTAGAAGTTAAGAACGAAGCAGCTCACGCAATTATTGCTGACTTAGCTGAGTAATAAAGGTTAGATAGCCCTCTTCGGAGGGCATCTCCTTACGAGGACATTATGGCAAAACTATTAAAGAAAGATGAGTTAAGAGAATCGGTATCACACAATACTGATGACGGTATTGTTATTGCAACACAACAAGATGTCACAGACATCATTGAACAGAATAAAAGAGAGTACAACACATCATCCACGACATGGGGTGACGGTGACGTGTTCTCTAACAAGATAGCTTCTATACCCTTTACGGTGATAGACGAACTAAACAAACAGAAGATTATGCGTGGCTTCCACGTAGTAGATCCTAAACGATTTAAAGCATGGTTGAACAATCCTGATAACAGGTTCTTTAGAACTAAACAAGGCACAGTATAATGGCATTCTTTACAAGCTACACTACACTACAGTCTACGATAGCTGACTACCTAGCTCGTACTGATCTGACAGACCAGATACCTGAGTTTATTAGATTAGCTGAGGATAGACTACGCAGAGACTTACGCATAAGACAGATGCTTAAAGTAGCTACTGCCGTTGCTACAACAGGCGACTCTACAGTATCTTTGCCATCAGACTTCCTTGCTATGAAAGACTTACATTTACAAGGTAACCCTGTAAAGACTATAGAGTTCTTATCTACTAGCAACTTCTTTAGAAACGCTGGTACATCTTATAAAGGTGCTCCTAACTATTACACATTGCTAGGCTCTGAATTTCAATTTGCTCCTGTACCTGATTCAGACTACACGCTTCAAATGGTTTACTTTTATCAGCCAGATTATTTAAGCGACACTAATCCTTCTAACCTATGGTTAGCCTACACACCTGACTTGCTGCTATACGCATCACTCGGTGAGGCTGAACCTTATCTTATGAACGATGAACGATTACAAACATGGGCATCCATGTATGACAGAGGGCTTAACGCAGTAATTAAAAGCGATGATGACTCTGAGTATCCTGCACAACCACTATCTATAACTATATCTAAGAGGTAATTTATTATGGCTGAAATGTCAAACTATTTGGAAAACGCACTACTTAACGGAACATTGAACGGTACAACGTACACTGCTCCAACTACTGTATATGTATCACTATGGCTATCTAACCCTAACGATGACGGTTCGGGTATAGAAGTATCTGGAGGTTCATACGCTAGAGCGGTTGTAACTTTTGATACTGCAACAGGCACAACAGGTCTGGTAGCTACAGATGCAGACGTTACCTTTACTACAGCAACAGCTGCTTGGGGTACTGTAGGCTGGATAGGTATTAATGATGCTTTGTCTGGCGGTAATCTTTTATATCACACAGCACTAGATGCTGCTAAAACTATTGATGCAGGTGATATATTTAAAATCACTACTGGTAACCTAACCGTAGAATTAGCGTAAGGATAACACATGGCTCTCGTCTTTAAAGATAGGGTAAAGGAAACTACTGCTACCACAGGTACAGGCACAGTTACATTAGCTGGTGCTAGTGCAGGCTTCCAATCATTTAGTGTCATTGGTGATGCTAATACTACCTACTATACGTTAGTATCAGGTAGTGAGTGGGAAGTAGGTATTGGTACTTACACATCGTCAGGAACAACGCTGTCTAGGGACACCGTACTAGAGTCTAGCAATGCTGGCTCTAAAATTACTCTAGCTGGCACTAGCGATGTATTCTGTACTTACCCTGCTGAAAAGGCTGTAGTACAAGACTCTAACAATACTGGTGTAGCTCCACAGATGGGTGCTACTAACGGTATCTTTGTAAACAATGGAACGGTAGGAGCAAACTATTCTGTGCCTACAGGTTATAACGCCATGTCAGCTGGTCCAGTAACTATATCTGGTGGCGTATCCGTAACTGTTCCTGCTTCTAGCAAATGGGTGGTCGTATAATGGCAAGTACAATAAATGCAGATACAAGTAATGGTGTTGTAATCACACCAGATACGTCTGGAGAATTAGAGTTACAATCTAATGGCACAACCGTATTAAAAGTAGACTCACCTACGGGTAGTTTAACTATTCCTGTAGGAACTACAGCTGAAAGACCAGTAAGTCCAGCAGTTGGGATGATGCGTTACAACACCACTGAAGCATACTATGAACAGTATGATGGTTCTGCATGGGTTGAAGCAGGTGGGTCAGCTTATGATGCTCCAACAACCTCTACAGGATTCTTTGCTTTACCTTCAGGAACAACCGCACAAAGACCAGTAAGTCCATCTACTGGGGACACAAGATATAATACTACTCTAGGTCAAATAGAGGTATATAACACTATAGGTGGATGGAAGATTGCTGGAGAAGCTGGAAATATTTACCCTTCTTACACTATATCCTATCTTGTTATTGCTGGCGGAGGCGGAGGTGGCTCTGGAGGTGGTGGTGCAGGTGCAGGTGGGTATCGTACTTCAACAGCATCTATAACACAAAATAGTGTTTATACTGTTACCGTTGGAGCAGGTGGTGCTGGAGGTACTAGCAATGCAAATGGAGGTTATGGCAATAATTCTGTATTTAGTGGTTCTGGAATTACAACAATAACATCTACACGAGGCGGTGGCGGTGGCGGAAGAGAAAAAGCTGGTGTTGCTGGTGGGTCAGGAGGTGGTTC